GCCATAAAGAATGCTTTAAATATGTTGGGGTCGTACAGTCCTTCTTGTAATTGTTTTAGTGTTTTCATTGTCTTTTCTATAGTTATCTTTAGTTGTATTTAGGTCAAGTTTTCTTGTCCTTGTTTGACTCAAAAAGTTCATGTTCTTAATTTTATTCTTAGCTTTGTTTGTCATTGTTAAACTCCAAATTTTTGTTGATTAATCAAACATGATATAGGTTTACTATAGTTTTCCCCCTTAGAAAAATTGTGTATGTAACATTCCCTTATCACCTTTAGGTTCTGTTCCATCTTTGTTTTGTGGTAGTTCTTGTGATATTGAATCTTTGACTAGTGTCATAGCGATTTCATGTTTTTTGTTTGGTGCATCAAATATGTGCCTTAATTTTGATATTAGATATCTTCCTGAATAATAGATATCAGATTTATCTTTAGTATGTTCTGTTCCTATTACTGGCATGTTAAACTCTACAATATCCCCACACGCTATTGTTGTGTTTCCATTAACTTGCATAACAATACTTGTACCAGCTTTCAATTCCATAAACTTCGCCTTTCTTTTTAGATAAGTTTTTGACATTGTATTAGGTGAATACGAAAAATCTTTAAGATTTTCATCATAGTGTAATGCATCTTTACCATTTGTTGTTGCTGTAGGATGCACATGTAATACTGAATCATCAAAATTACCTAAATTATTTCCAAACTCGTCTAATGATACTTCGTTGTAAATAGGATTATCCTTTTCAGAATCATTAAAATTTACTCTCTTGTATTTATAAAAATCTTGAAAGTAATCGTGTCTATCAACACTATATGACTTAGTTACTATGTCATGAGTTATCATTTTAGATGCCAACATACCACCTACAATATTAGCAAATGTGTCATTATTTGAATTTACATTATAATTTATTACTTTGTAATATTGTTGTTCTAGATTAGTTTTTTTATCTATCGTACCTAAATCTCCAGCGTGATAAAATCCTGTAGTTGATTGTCTAAACAAACTTTCTACTGACCTAAAATGTATACCTAATGTGTTTTCATAAAATAGGTAATGTGGTGAACTGTATTCATTAGATTCTGACTCTCTCATTAATCTATGAATTGCATCAAATGGATGACTATTTGGAATAACTAATTTTCTAAGGTTTTTAGTTGGTTCAATAAAAAGTTCTTTACTACTATTAATATATTTTGCATTATCTAATATATCATATACTATGTTACTAATTGTTGATGTGTAACTTCTAGAAACTCTTGTTCTTTGATTTCTTAACATTTCTGGTGAACAAAAATGTAATTGTATTACTTGAGCTCCTTTTGCATCTATTTTTTCATCTATTTTAATAACTGAAAATACTGTTTCTGTATAATCTAATGCATGTTCTTCTAAACTAGGTGTTTCTATTTTTAAAGAAAGATAGTCTTGTCCTGTGATTGGCATATTCATCAATAGATTATTTGCATCTGTAAGTAAAATAATACCTGTCATTGATGGTTTAAATATATCTTCAAATAAACTCAAAGAAATGTATGTGCGTGATAAATCTACAACATTACCAGATGATGACATTAATTTAAGTTCTGATACACTATACTCACCAGCATAATTTAAGTTTGCCATTAAATGATACTCTCTTTCATCAAGGATTTAAATTCACTAACAAATGATGGAACAAAACTAGGGTCTAATAATCTTATTTTTCTTTTTATATCTTGTTGTTCTTGTTCGTGTTCAAAATTAGTAATTGCAGTTGCCGTTGGATAATCTGAATTACTAGTTCCTACATTAATTTTTTTAGATGTATCACCAGAAGATTGTGGTATTTCATAATGATGTATTGCATCTACATTATCATATTTGTCATTTACAAATTGTAAGAACTGAGCCTCTGACATGGGCCAATCATGAAATCTATCAGTAACATTATTTAATAATAAAATTACCCAATGTAGTTCAGAATCACCATATAATTTGTGTGCAATAGATTCTGGTGATTCACCATTCTTCACATCATAAGTGTCGTACAATGAAGTATTAGTTTTTATCTTTGCTCTAACACCCACACGCCTGAGTAGATTTTTAACATCTTTAAACTTACCATTACCTTCTGAATCATATGGTATGGTTGGAAATTCTTTAAAATACATATTAGAAACCCTCTCTTACTCTTTCTCTTGTAATTATTTCTAATTCTTGGAAATTTAATGATATGCTTGTTTCTACAGGTGGAGCACCAGCATCTGTTGATGATGCATCAAAAGTTTTAAATCTACTACCACCATATGTTACATCCATACTTTCTAGAACACAAGTAGAAACTTTATTTAAGTAACTATTTTCAGCATTTTGATACATGTATTGTATATCAAAAGTATTTGGAACTCTTAATTTTCTTCCCTTTGTATCACCTTCATATTCTGGCATCATATTAAATTTAAATGCATAAATGATTTTTTTTATTTCATCTGCTTCTGCTTGACTTCTTGGCATCATTTTAAATTCATATGAAAATTTTCTTTTACCTATTCCTTTAAATGCTAATTCCATTCTGTCTGCAAAAATAACACCACTCATCATTTCTTTAGCTTCTAATGCACCACCAAAGCCTGGTATATTACCTATTCCTTTTAAACCTTGTCTTATTCCAGCTTCACCTATTATCTCAGACTCTTTACCTATTGCATCTTTAAGTGCTTGTCCATCTTTTACTCCTGTTGAAATTATACTAGCAGCTGCCTCTGTAAATACTCCAATTTCTTGGTTTTTGTATTCAGCGCCATAATTTACTTTTATACTTGTGGGCATGTACATAGTAATTGCAGTATCTAATCTTGTAGTTTGTGGTCTTTGTATTTTAATTGTAGAATTTTTATCACTTACTCTTGTTGTTCGTTTTATAGGGTCGTGTTTAATTCTACCTGTGGTATCTGTTTTTAAATTACCAATTACATCTGTATAACCACTTATAAGATTACTTGATATTGCGTTTGAAAATGCTTTTTGTAAAAACCCACCTATTTTAGTATCAAATTGTTTTATAACAGCAGGGATTTTTCTTTTTTGTATTTCTTTTTGTAAGTTTAGACCACCTTGTGCTTTTTCAGTTTCATCGCCAAACTTTAATTTAGTGCTTTGTTGTTCATTGATAAAGAACATGATGTAGTGTCCATTGTTTCCAATGCCAGGGTCAGCACCCACATCAATAGGATATGACAACATTTTTGTAGATTGTTGTGTACGATTAATTGGTGCAGTTACAGATGAATCTGCTCCACCAATATCACCATTAAGAACACTACCTACATTACCAGCAACCCTTCTTAGATTCTTCCCTAGTAGTCCTGTAACAGCAGATTTGCCTTGTCGTTTGAGTACATCAATTGCCATGTATAAATAGTCCTGTGATTTTAAAGTATTTATAACGATTATGACATATAAAGGGAAGTTTAAACCAACAAATCCTACCAAATATAAGGGTGATGTGAAAGAAATAGTGTATCGTTCATCATGGGAATTGAAAATGATGAAGTATTGTGATACCACAAAATCCATTGTTGAGTGGGGTAGTGAAGAAGTGGTGATACCATATGTATCGCCGTGGGATGGTCGTTATCATAGATATTTCCCAGATTTCTATGTTAAAGTTCGTGATAAGAATAGTAATATAAAGAAATACATCATTGAAGTTAAACCTAAACATCAATGTTCACCACCAGAAAAAAGTCCTAAACGCAGAACAGGGGCTTGGTTCAATAAAGTTAGAACATGGGGTATTAATAAAGCGAAATGGGATTCTGCAAAAGAGTTTTGTTTAGACCACAATATGGAATTTAAGATACTAACCGAAGACCATCTAAATCCTCGTTAAGTAGCTACTTGTTGAGGATAAGAGGGGTCTCCTATAGGTGTATTGGTATGAGTATTATTTTGACTATTATTATTTTGACTGTTATCATTCTGTATTGTAGTAATATTTGTTCCTTTACCATCCATTAGTCCAACCAATTTTGTTAAACTTGCTGCAGTCATTTCTTCAAATGATAATGGTTTTTTCTTTTCTGTTTTTTCGTCTATTGACTTAGTTGCCTCAACTTGGTCTTTTGCATATTGATTTCTTAGATTCTCGGCCCTTTTATTTTCATCTTGTTGGGCTTTCTTTTCTTGTTTCTTTGTCTCAATATCGGTTTCAATCTTAGCATTTACTTTATTTGCTCTATCAGTATCAAACAATTCTACATTACTACCTGTAAGGAAATTGTATGCTTTAATTAATTTATTTGCAACAGAAGATAATGCATCTTTTACATTAGCAACTACTCTAGAGAATATTCCTGCCACTCCACCTAGTTCATCAAATTTTGCTTTTATTTCATCCCAGTAAATAACAATAAGAGCGATTGCTACAACAACAGCAGCAATAATTGCCCCTATTGGATTAGCTATCAAAGCTTTTCCCATAAACAATATACCTTTACCTAAAGCTGTTAAAGCACCACTCAACATAGTTGCCCCTGTTTTTAACAATGTAAGAGGTTTCCCAGCTATTTTCCCCATTGTTTTTCCTGTAAATCTAAGACCCTTTCCAACTGCTGCAGATGCCACCTTAAATTTACTCATAAAAACTTTTGTTTTTGCAAATTTAACACCAAATGCATTTCCTTTCATCTCTAGATACATGAATTTTATTCCATTAAATAATCCCATAAATGCAGCTTTACCAAGATTAAAAAGAAGTTTTGGTTTTAGTATTGCAAGAGCACCAAGAAGAACTAGAAAATTATCTTTAATAAGTGCAATTAATCCATTCTCACCTGTTAGTGTGAAATCAAATTCCATAATATCATCATAAAATTCTTTAAGTGCTGGTACAATATTGTCTACGATAAAACTTACTATCTCTTTCCATTTACCTGATTGTAAGAATTTTGCAAGAGCAAAGAATGCTACACCTGCTAATATTGCTTTTAATCCTGTTGGTGTTTTACCAACAAAATCTTTTATACCTTTTCCAAGACCTTTTGTGTTATTTGCAATTTTTTCTAAAAGAGTCGTAGACTGACCTTCCCTTCTTTCTTTTTCTACCTTTTCTTCTTCATCAAGAGCTTTGGACATTTGTTTGAATTGTTTACTATCCCCACCACCAGCAGCTTTAACATCTGCCATTACTTTTCTTTTAGCTGTAAGCTCTTTATCTTTGTCTTTCTGTCTTTTTAGTTCTTCTATACTTATTCCCTTTGCTTCAGCCGATAGTTTTTCCCTTCTTTCTATAATATCTTTATTAAGACCATCTCTTTTATTCTGTTTACCCTCTTTCATATTTTCATGAGCTATATAATCCTTTATAGCTTGAGAACTATTTTTAGAAGACTTTTCTTGTTTGTCTACAAGTTTCTCTTGTTTCTTTTGTCTTTCTTCTTGTTTCTTATCTTGTTTTTTAATGTCGTCTGCCATTATTTTTTACTCGTTGAACCTACATATAATCCAAACCAAGCAGCACCAGCACCTACAATTACTGATACAAAGGCAGATTGTGCGTTAGTTGGGTCAGGTAGTGTCATAAACCACTCTGTTGTTCTGTAAAATGCAAATCCATAGAGTGTAATTAACAATCTAGGGAATACACGCCATCTATCAAAACTAGAGGCAGCGGTATTATACCATGAACCTTGCTCTACTGTTGTAGTTGAACGGTCTATTTCTACTACATTTACTTTATCGTCAGCCATTTTTCCTTTTTTCCTTTTCTATTTTATCGTTTTCTTCTTTAATATAATTTTGTAACAATCCCATGTAAATTTCTCTTTCCCACGGCAACATATTCTCTAACTCTGTTAATGAGTATTTATGATACTGCATCATTGCAAAGTTACTTTCGTAGTAAGATTTTAGGCTCTCATGAGAGAGCCCTATTCTAAAAAATTTTGTAAACCCTCTAACAAAATCTCACTTTTTACTTTTGTTTTAGGATTTGTAACCTCTACTACATGTCTTAATTTTGGCATACTTTCAAAAAAATTCAGTACTTTTGTAAACTGTTCTGTATCTAACGATTCAATAAAATCATCTAAATCTTTTTTTGACATATCTACTTTATTGTATATATCTTCACCAAAATGAATTTCACTAACACAATCTCTTACTACATCAAACATAATGTCTGCTCTTTGGTCTTTAGCATAAGCTGTTGTTGATGATAAGATAGGATAATTAAGAACCATTTTTACATCATCATTAATTTCAACAGTATTTGTATGGTCGTCTGTCATTTGCACTTGAATATCATTTAAGTCAAGTGTAAAATTTACTTTAGTTTCTTTATCATCTGGACAAGTAGCAACTAAATCAACTTTATCACCTACAGATTTTCCTCTTACTCTTAAAAAGATATATTCTGCATCAAATAGTGGACATTTATGTACATCTATTTTTCCAAAAGTACATGTTTCAATTAACGCTGCTACTGCGTTCATAATTTCTTTTTCATCTTCTGATTCTTGTGCTATCAATAAAGTTTTTTGTTCTTTTACCAGAAAAGGTCTATATTGTATATCCTTTCCTGTTGATGGTAATGTTAGTGTGTATGTTTTTGTTTCAAGTTTAGGTAAAGCCATGATTTTTCACTCCAATTGTTATAATCTACTTAATACTTTAGGTATTTTACTTAATAATTTTCTCTCTACTTGATTTGCAAGAACTCCTTGCAATCTTTCTAGTAATGGTTTGGGTAAACTTGCTTCATCTGTCAAGTTTTTCCAATATCTGTAGGTAAATGTTACAGACACTTCTTGTATAGAATTTGCTACACTACCATCTAGTTGTTGACCAGAGATAGATTTTGGAAAACACTCAACTAATTCACAACCATATGTTCTATTACCTTTTGCATCTAGTTGAAATATCTGTATTGTTCCTACATAATCATCATAGTAACCCATAGCAAATGTTTGTGGATTATATGCAAGTCTTTGCCAAGTTTCAAAAAACTTCTTCTCTCTATAATCATTATGACAATAAAACTTGCCAGTAATATCAGCATAAGTAAATCCATCTGCAATATCTCTAGTTGGGCCATAAATGTTTTCGTCAGAAGTTGTTGTTAAGTTTCTGCCTGGAAATTCAATTGAGTTACATTGGTAAGATACATCTCTAACATCTCCCCCACCTACTTGACCTAATAATACTTGTGAGAATAAATTAGTAGATGCACCCACACCACCTGAACCTCTAGTTCCTGATGGTGGTAAAAATAACACATCATACTTTGAAGGAAATGCCAATCCATTACTATCATGGGTTACTGATAATATCTCATTTAATACTGCTGAAGAACTTGCATCTATAAAACTTCCAAAACTCATTAAATCATCCCTCTTGATTGACCAAATACAAAATTATCAGATTGTTTCTTAAATCTTTGTACAGGTAGTAATGTTGCAACTATAAATTCATCTGCTGTTACTTTTCTAAATTTAGACCTAACATGTCCTGTTAAATATCTTTTTAAACAAGGTTTAATTAAATCTATCTTTTTTAATGCTCTGTAATTTGCATTTAAACTTGTAGATTCATCAAACTTTTTATTGTTAGCAGTTTCTATTAATCTATCTAGTAATCTAATTCTCATAGGTATAGACAAATAATGCAAATTAATCCCTAAGAACCCATTGTTATAATCTTCAATAGGTAATACTAAAGGGAATGTGTCATAATATGGCAACTTATCCTTTAGTTTAGGGTCATATACAAACATATTTAGTAGACCAAAAGTGGGTACTGATGTTCTTTTTCCATCACGAATCAAGTCCATAGACTTTGGTTGACCAAATTCTTTAATTTTGCTACGAAACCATGCGACAGATTGGGGTTTATTCCCTGCTGCTTTTAACACACTTTGTATGTATTTACTTCTTGCCATGTGTTATTTATAAGGAATATAAGAGAAAAGTACCCCTTTTTACAGGGGTACTCAATAGGTTACTCAGCGAGTTTTTCAAAGTATGCTAATGTATCGTCTTCATCAACCACAGGTGTTTCCACTTTTGTAGTTGTAGGTTTTGGTGCATCAATTTTAGGTGATGCGATAGGTGCATCATCCATTGTATCAGCGACATTACCAACTTTCACAGTTCCAGAAAGAACTGCATCAAGTCTTGTTCTTAACTCGTCATAAGACTTAAAGTTTGTTGGAGCAGTAAACTCTGTAAGAGAGTATTGTGACTTCCAAACTTTGTCTGCTTCAGAATCATCATCAAAAAGTTGTGAAGGGTCTTCGAACTCTGATTTATCATAGTTCCAATAGCCATCTACTTTTCTGATTTTTAATTTGAAGTTAGCACCAGGCTGTACATCTGGATGTTCTGGGTCAATACCAAACAAATTAAATGGGTTGATTGCCTTTTCATCAGCAAACTCAGGCGACATAGCAGCAGTAATTTTGTCAAATATTTTTTTACCATATCTGAACAGAAATACTTTACCTTCGTTTTCTGGGTGTTTTGTATCACTTACTACATAAATATTTGAGAAATA